TCACTGGACGTCAAAAGTTCACTCAAGCAGATGGACGCGTGGATCGTTTCAACAAAAAATACGGTCTCAAATAATCAACCGCATTACTTGCATAAGGTTGAACAAAAACAACTTCAAATCGAAGTTGTTTTTTTGTTGCTTTTATTAGAATCATCGATGATGATTTCAAATGTAGTTCAACTAGAAATACTAGTTTATCTTCTCCTGCTACTTTCATACCCCTTATACACAAAAAAAGCCTGTTACACAAGCTCAAATGCTTGATATGACAGGCTTTTTATAGAATCATTATTTAACTGTTTCTTTCATACCCTCGTCTCACTTTCCAGCGCCCTGAGTTCAATCTCGTGGCTAACTTGTTTTAATAGCTTCTCACACGCTTTTTTGGCTTCTCTGTACGTTGTGTTTTCGCTGATAAAGTAGTCAGCAAGTTCGATGATTTTATCTTCCATGATTGTCTCCATATCAGTCTTGAGACCGATGTAATTCCTCCTTAATTTGATATAATAATTCTTGACTAGGACCTCTCACTGTTTTAGTCAAAAGTTCAATAGAAAGGAGGAAAGAAAATGAATCTAAATCAAATTCGTATTTTAGAAGTTTGTCATAAATTTTTAATTGGTCTTACGGAATTTGAGGAAAAATTACAAAATGATTCCCTTGTCTACCGATCTCAAGATAAAAATATTACGTTTGTAACCTATCAAGAGTACAGGAATTTATCATTCATCGATTTCAAATTAAAATATGATTATCTAGATGACTCTATAACCTATATTGACGATAGAGAAGATTTGATAAATGCATTCCCGAGCCAACACGAATTAAGAGCATTAGCTAGAGTATCAGATCCGGAACAAGCTCGTATTCAAATTTTTAAGTTGCTATCACAAGCTAGTCTTGAAACACTCACTGAAAAAAATCCAAATGCCAAAAAAGATTATTTTGGTTACCAGTTCCGTAATCTCGAAACAAAGGAATCATATCCAATTTATTTGTTCCCAGAAAATGCTAATTTTGAACTAGTTTCCATCATTTGATAGGATATCTGCTTCAAAACGAAACATATTCAGCTTATGAGCAAGTTCTTCAAGCTCATGAGCTTTTTTATTAAACATTTTGACAAGATCGTTAAATTGATCTATATTCGTAACATTTACTTTAACTTCAAGGTTCATTGAATTGATACTCATCCCCTCACCTCCTTTCAAATATGGTATAATCAAAATAAAATGATTGGAGAAAAACATGACTGAAAAAATTTGTTTTATCGTAACTGCCATTGGAGAATCTGGAACACCTACCAGAGAACGAGCTGACAATGTTTATAAGTACCTTATCGCCCCTGTTTGTGAAGACCTTGGTTATAAGCCTGTACGTGTTGACCATGTAAATGCGGTAGATAACATCAACGCTACAATTATCAATTACCTTAAAACTGCTCCTATGGTTATAGCAGATATGACAGACCATAATCCCAACGCATTCTACGAGTTAGGTTTTAGACAGGCGCTTGAACTTCCACTAGTCCCAATCATAAGAGTAGGAGGAAATCTTCCCTTTGATGTTATGACGACTCGTACTGTATTCTATGATACAGACGTATCAAAAATAGATGAATCAAAAATTGATCTTAAGGCTAAGATACAAAGTTTTGAAAACTTCGAAATGCCTGAAAGTCGTATTGATAAAAGCGTTACATTAGAAGAGCTTGATGACAAGTTAACTAAAAAACTAAACAAGATACTTAATCTGTTAGAAAAGCAACAGTCTTATTCTCCTCTCTCACATACGCATGATTTTAATTTAAGAACACCACAAATTGACTATCAGTCATTTGTCCAACAATCTCAAGATAGAATCAAACAGGTCCAGAACCATCCATTATTCCCCGAAGATAAGAAATAGCTAACTCTTGCTGAGTTTGAAGTTCATTAACCTCAGCGACTTTTTGATTTATAAGTCTAACAGTCCTCAACACCTCGTCGAGGGCTTTTCTTTCTAATTCGTTCATTTCCCTACTCCTTTCTCTTTTTTTCGCTCCGTGAGCAACAGCTAGGAGAGGAATCGCACCTCTCTACGCTACCCTAGCTTGTTTAGCTTCTTCAACCTTTTCAAGAACTAAGATTGTAAGAGCCATTTCTTGAAAATCTTTGTCGTCAAATCCGATAACATCGCCGTAAACCCTGATGGCTGTTAGTAGTGTGTTGTACAATGCGTACATATCATCTGATGATAGCTTTTCACGATCTAGGATTTCTCCAAGTTTAAGAGAGCGTTCTCTGCGATTCTTAACTTGTAAGATTTCTTTTGCTAGTGTGATTTGTTCTTGTGTTGTAAATTCTTTAGTCATTGTTTTTTCTCCTGCTTGTTTTTCTTATTTCCTTAAGCTTGATTATAGTTTAACACGTTAAACATAAAATGTCAAGTGTGTTAAACAAAAAAATTTACTTTTTTTATTTAAAGATGTATAATGGATTAAACAATATATAGAAAGGAGTTTTTAAATGAAGTTAGGAGAATTACTTAAATCATATAGAACTGAGCATAAATTATCAATGGATGCTTTTTGTGAATTATCTGATTTAACAAAAGGATATATTTCTATGCTTGAAAAAAACGAACATCCGAAATCGAAAAAACCCATCGTCCCTTCGTATGAAACAATAGAAAAAATTGCTAAAGGTATGCAGATCTCTGTTGAAGGCTTAATTGACATGCTCGATGACGATCAAGAAATTCAAATTAATGCTACTCCCCCTGTTCTTTCAAAATCCTCCATCCAAACCATCTACGACGAACTAAAACCTCCAAGACAAGCCAAAGTCTTGACCTATGCCGAGAGGCAACTGAAAGAGCAAAACGAAGAAAAAACGAAGGTAAACGAAGTATCGGAAAACCTCATCAGCTTGTATCAAGTCGAGATAGTATCTGAGACGGCTGCAGCTTGTGGATTTAACTACGGATTTGGTTACGACGATACAGACAGAGAGACTATAGAGGTTCATGAACGACCACCACGCCACGATATCGCAACTAAAGTCAGCGGAGATTCCATGCAACCTGACTACCAAGACGGAGATATTCTCTATTTAGTAGACAAAGGACTAACTACCTATAACGGAGATTTGGCAGTTATCGCATACGGAGACCGTTCTTACTTCAAAAAGATATATACCGAAAACGGACGCTTACGCCTTGTGTCGCTCAATGACAAGTATGAGGACATTATCCTAGACTTCCCACCAGCCGAAGACACACATATCAAGATTTTTGCTGTAGTTGGGGTGTATAGAGGAGGTGTTACCTATTGAGTCGTCAACCAAAATGGAACAATAGAAAACTTGTCAATCATCTAGCTTCTAAAGATGTTACCTTCAACAACATTTCTATAGGTCAAGCAATAACTTTCTTAGACAAGAATAACTACTACTACAAGCTGGCTGCCTTCAGGAAAAACTTTAAAAAGAAAGATGGTAAATATGTGGATTTAGACTTCTCGTATTTACAGGATCTTGCATCTCTTGATATGAAAATCAGAGGTATACTTTTAAATATAGCAATCGATGTGGAACATTTTATTAAGGTTGAGCTTTCTCGCCAAATAAACAATAATCCGCAAGAAGATGGATATAGCATTCTGACTGAGTTTAAAAACTCGCAATACAATAAATATTACGAGTTTACTAAGAAGAAATTTAGAGAATCACGTTATCAAAACGCTATGTTTAATAAAAGAAAACATGATTATCCATATTGGGCACTGCTAGAACATATGGATTATGGTTGTCTCATTAAATTCGTTACTTTTTACTACCAAAAACATGGATGTAAATCATTGAAAAAAGCTTCAGAATTAGGCGATGGAGCTAGACATATAAGGAACGCCTGTGCCCATAATAGCGTTTTACTACTTAATGTGTTTGAAAAGAACGATAAACTATCAAACGTTAACGCTGTTATTACTACTTTTGCAAAACAAGTCGATGTAATCAAATATAAAAACTATAAGAAAGTAAACGATTTGATTTCACTTCTAGTATTAGCTAAGACTTATTGCTCTCCTGCAGTACTACAGTACCAAAAACAAGCTATAAACAATTTTATAGCACGCTGCCAGAGGAATCAATTGGCTTATGCTAAAAATGTGGAGTTAACAAAAATGATGATCGTATTCAAAAAAATCGTTGACATCTTATAAAGAATTTGATACTATGGATATAGTGTAAGACTGATTTAGTTCAGCGCCCTATAAAAAATGCGTGCATTTACAAGGGAGTCCATACCATAGAAAAAGTCGGCTAGAAACTAGTCGACTTTTACTGTTTTTAGGAAATATATTATATAAAGGCCGTAACTGTTTCCAAACACGAGCAAATTAAACAAGCAAACACAATCAGCAATAACGCCCTTTTCAATAAAAAGAAAGATTATAGGAACTCAACAATGAAAATTTGTTTAAGATGTCAGCATGAGAATGATGACCAAAATAATTACTGCATTAAATGCGGTGCACCAATCAGAAATATTTGCACCAATAAAAAATGTTTAAATTGGGAGCAAGATGTTCTTTTGACTGATGAAGCTGCATTCTGTCCTCTCTGTGGTTCTGAAACCCTCTTCAAAGCCTACGGATTAGCATCTTCTTGGCTCGATGTCTCTGGAGAGGACCTACCGTTCTAATGTATCTGCTATATATTGACGAATCAGGTACCAAAGATTTACACCGAGGAGAAAATAACAAAGAGGGAAACTCGGAATACTTTGTCATGGGGGCTGTTCTTATCAAGACAGAAGATTTAAGTGATATAGAAGAAAAGATACTAGAAATAAAAAAAGAGTATTATAAAGATCCTTATAAAGAATTGAAATCAACCGTTAAAGCTAAAGATTTAAAGACTGGTAAAGATAGAGATAAATTTCTTAAAGCTATTCACAATCAAATAGCCAACTCTTCTTGTCATTGCTTCGGCTCTCAAATTCATAAGCAAACGTTACAAAACAACGAGATACTAAAAAACAAAGATGAAATCTATAAACTTTGTTTTCAATATCTCTTATCAGCAGTTAATAGCTTCATGAGACATAATAATATCAATGAGTCTGTGACAGTATTTATTGATCGCATTGATTCTCACCATAATAAGAAGGTTTATGTTGCATACAAAGAAGCAATCCAGAGTAAAGCTATTGATTTTATAGGATTTGATGAGAAACATTTTTCTCCTTCTATTAATTTTGTTGACTCTAAGTTCACTATAGGTGTTCAACTAGCTGACCTTGTAGCTGGCGCACTGTGGAGAGGTGTCGAAAGACAACAAAAAACATACTCACAAATGCTGCAAGTACGTTTCCCGGTAGATTCAAATAATCAATTTATTGGATTTAGCTATCAAAGATGCGAAGAATGGAAATAAAAAAACGAACAGGGTAGCAGTAATTTCAACTGCAAGCTGACAAGGCATTTCACCCTTGCCACCCAGGCTATTCGGACCTAGACCACTGTTCTTCCGTTAAAACAATTATACACTATATAACTCTAATTTGTCAACAAAAATCCCCCACACTCGCCATCGCCAAGTTTTTGAGTGTGAGGAACAGCTAGTATATAAAAAGGCATTAAAAAGCCCTTTTTACTATACCCATTTTACCAAGAAATGAGGTGAAAAGCAAATGTGGATGGAAGAATTACCAAACGGTAAGTATAAATTTTTCGAGCGCTATAAGGACCCATATACAGAAAAATGGAAAAGAGTTTCTGTTACTCTGGACTCTGGTTCATCACGAGCAAAGAAAGAAGCTCAGAAATTACTAGATGAACGTATAGAAGAAACTTTACAGAATATACAATCAACAGATGTAACTTACCAACACGTTTTGGATGAATGGTGGACATTTTACCAGAAAGAGATTAAGGGTAGTTCTATCAGCTCTCTTACAAGTAGCGTGAATGATTTTAAGGAAGCGTTCGATACAGAAATTAAAGTTAAGAATATAGACACTAAATACATCCAGCGTTTTTTGAATGATCTAGATATTTCTCGTTCAAAACTAGAGCGCTATAAAATGATTTTAAATCTATCACTTGATTATGCAGTTAATCTTGAATACATCAAAGACAACCCTGCAAGACGAGCAAAACTTCCAAAACAAATAAAGACAATCGAAGAATTAGAAAAAACAGAAAAGAAATTTTTAGAAGAGGAAGAATTAAAAAGATTACTAGAGGAATTATACAGAACAAAGAATACATATCGACTAGGATTGCTTGCAGAATTCATGGCATACAATGGTTGTCGAATTGGTGAAGCTATTGCTATTAAACAAGAAAACATTGATTTCGATAACAAGACAGTAAAAATCCATGGCACTCTGGATAAAACAGTAGGTTATTCAAAAGGTCACAAAACAACTACTAAAACTGCTGCAAGCTTCAGAACCGTTTCTTTATCGAAAAGAGAAATTGAAATTTTAAAAGAGTTTATCTCAATAAATGAACTTTCTAAAAATACTCGAAAAACATTCAATGATCTTGGATTTATCTTTGTTACCAAAAACGGCATACCAATTCAAAACAATTCTTTCAATTTAGCAATCCAGAAAGCGAATAAACGTTTGAAAAATCCAATAGATAAACATCTTACTTCACATATATTCAGACATACTCTTGTTAGTAGACTAGCAGAAAATAATGTACCCCTAAAAGCAATCATGGCAAGAGTTGGTCACTCCGACTCTCGAACGACTAATAAAATCTATACACACGTTACTAAAAAGATGGATGATAATATCCTGGATTTGCTCGATTCTTTATAGTTTGCCCCTTATTTGCCCCTTATACACAAAAAAAGCCTATCATACAAGCTCAAATGCTTGATATGACAGGCTTTTTATAGAATCATTATTTAACTGCTTCTTTAAGAGCTTTACCAGCTTTG